TATCGTATAACTGCAATATATAGCTTTTATACGATATTATTTATGTCCTTTCTATCCAATTACTACTACATATTTTTGATGCTATTAAAAAATTCCATTATCCCTTGCCAGTAATGTGTAAGATACAAAATCAGCAACATTAATATTACAATCGCCGCAACGTTAATATCAAGGTACTCGAATGCATAATACATGAGTGTCAAATTAAAAAAGAAAAAGATAATCGGAACATAACGAGAATATAACTCCCGATATTGGTCCCAGTGAAGAAGAGGGTAAATGAAGAATGTTCCGATAAACTGAATAAGTTGTACAAAATATGATATTGCCGGAATTACGCCTAGTCCCAATCCGGTAAATAATGACCACAATGACCCTCCTATAAATTCCTTACGATTATCTGTTTGGTTTAAAATCATACCGATTACAGTAGTAAAAAATGGTCCGCCCATCAAGATAAACCCGAGGAACAATAAAAATACAAATGGCATAAGAATAATAATCAATGGAGAGATTACATCATATAATTCAACTGGGATTGCATATGAAATTCGTGTTATCTGTTCAAATACATAGAGCATCATTGCACGGTCTGATGAAAATGAAAATATGAAAGAATTATTAATCCATTGCTTAAATCTGGCTTTAATAAAATCCCAATTCAATAGATTTACCTTAGTCACGCCTTCATCTACACTATCTTTCACCATATCTACATCTTCTTTGGTAAGGCAAAACCATTTGAATACGTATGTATCAAGAAGAATTGCAGCTTTTAGGTATACCTTTTTAACTCCTTGGATTTTAGGGTCGTCCGCAATTCCACCGAATTTATCATCACAGTCCGTTGCATTACACGATGTATATTCATTCGTATAACAGTATGGCCATTCATGACGGTTAGTTGGAAATAATTTACTTAAATTAAGATTATTATTTCGGATACTTTCTGGTGTAGAAAAAAAGAGTATATTGACACAAATTACTGAAATAATGATGGTTTCGATAAAAAGAGCCAATACACTCAATCCGAACTCTTTAAGAGCTTCAATATCAAAGATTGATTTTGGTTTCGTCTTTTCTTTCTTAACCTTTTCTTCTTCTTTAGTATATTCACTTTTTTCATCGCCTCCAAATAATCCTCCTACATTGCTAAACGTCCCTTCTTCTTGGTCGTCGCCTTGTTCGTCTTCAGCGTCGACATCTTCATTAATTTCATCTTCATCATCCGTCATTTCAAGTTATATATATGAGAGAAGATTATCGTTCTCACAAATATTTCGAAATGCATTCCTACGTGTCTCGATTATCTGGCATACATTAAACCACAATTTCCTGATACAAATGTGAGCACATTATACCTCTCCTCCAGGATATGTAAATCATAATTATAAAGATAAATATTGACGTTAGGTTTATTCATTCCAATAATCTCTCGTGTGTTCGGATTGCAAATCACTTTTACCTCCGCTGTATTGTCCAATGGCGGGTATATCGTGGTGAGTTCTAATTCAATCTGATTAAATTTACTCATGTTAATAGCGCCACTTGGTTGTAAATCAAATGGGTCGGAGTTCAAACAAAAATTGTAACAGTAAATTCCTGGTTTTGCACTTCCGCGCGTCCGCGTATATTTTTCTATATAGTTATAAACGCCAGCATCCAGTAAATTCTCTCGGTACTTCCCATTCAAAGAAATCCCTAACATCTGCAATATGTCGCGTTCATTCTCGGATTGGAAGTCACCAGTAATATGAAGTCCCGTGAGACGTTTATCTTTCGGATTGATACCTGGTCCAATACCATTTTTTGGACCATTTTTATCGAAGAAGTAACGGTCGAATGGAAATGGCGGGTTTGGATTTGGATTTGGAGTTGGAACAGGTATATCTGATACTGGTCGAACATCTTCACTAAACAAAAAAGGTCGCCAATCATCGTCAATTGGAGCTGGAATAATATCATACGGTAAATAATTGTATGGCCAGTTCGTATAATTGCTCCATTCATTTCGTAGATTAACATCACTCCTGCGGAAAAACATCGTCCAGGAGGCAACCATTCCCATTGAATTTTCTATTTTTATCTTTTTATTGCCAGTTACATCGTTGAAGACCCAATCATAATATGATTTAATCAAATATTTTTGTTGATTTGCAGCGAACACCTTAGACTCTTCATCTGAGAGAAAACAATACGTCGCCATCAAATGAACATCTGCATTCCAGTCTGTGCGGATACTAGGATATGTATCCAATGTTAAACCAATACTAGGAGGAGGATATAAGAACCGCCACATTTGATGAAGTGGGTTCGTAAAATCTGGCTGAACCACTGGCCAATAATTTCCAGGGTCACCTACATCACGAATTGTGAATAATTCCTTCACTGGCCGCAATGTGACATCAATCTGTAGCTGATTGTATTGGAGACAAACCAATGGAAATGCCATTTTGGAAGAGAGCGTAAACCATGCATTAATGGGAATGTATAGCTTTCGACCACGTATCGACGGTTCTGCACCAGCAGCATTACTGGTTCGATATGCATTAGGATACTGGTTCAAACGTGCACCGGAACAACCAGGATTATATAATTCTGGGACATGTCCTGTCATTTCGTTGTATAATTCACGCTTTGTAGAATCCAGGTCACGTTCAATAATCGCCATCAAATTATTACCGGTAAATTTTTGAAGTGTCATTCCACCAACAGATATGACGATTTCTTTCACCATCTGGGTTCCTATATTTTCAATCCAGCGAAACTCGTATGGTGCCCACATGTCTTCGATTTTTGCAGGAGGATGTATTGGGCTCCATATGGACGGCAATGTAACGCATATATACGTATCCATAAGTAATTCTGCATATCTCGGGACGTAAAATGTAAATTTGGATTCTTCAGTCATACGTAATTTTTTCTGGCCATCAAAATCAATTCTAAACTTTTGAAGACCAAAATTTGTATATTTAAGGTACGTGCTTTTAAAAAATGACTTTTTTGGATTACCGTTAAGAATTATATTTTGGTTGCCTGTAGCAACAAGATTTAATAACCCACCAGTCATTTAGTATTTTTATTCGTAGGTCTGCTTGTTATATTTGTTATATATAACTTTATATAAAAATCTAATATTATATACAACATAATGAAAGAAAATCAAGTCGAGTTTGTATTCATAGGTATTGTTATCATCGTTTTTGCAATATGGAAGATATCTGAAATAATTAAAACAAAATGTTATGCTGCAAAAATAAAAATAAAAGAAGGCTTCTACACAGAAAAGGCGAAACAAGATACCGAACAATCCGGTTCTACAAAAAATAATAATCAGCCTGAACTCATGATGAAATTAAATGACCTATTCAATCGAAATCACATCGAACCATTTACGTCAATCGATCCACTGTCTACAGAAAAGTTTACTCTAGAAACGCCAGAGCACGAAATGACATTGAATCAACGCAAAAAGGCGGCTACTGTAATCGACGGGTTCAAAGATAATGAAGTTGCGCCTTCTCCAGTAAATGCACCGAATACTGACAAACCGATTAACGCTGTAAAGGAAGGTCTAGAAAACCCGGACGAAAATACGAAAGAATTCATTGACAAAAATATAACATCCATTAATGTGCAAGATAGTCAAAGCAAATTCAAGTTGCGTGATTATTACATCAAGTCGGCATATAATGCATTTAATCCAGATAAATTCAAGAACTCAAATGTGAGTATGGATGCATTAATGTATGTCATTGCGCGGGGTTGTCGTTTCATCGATTTTGAGGTATTCTCTGTGAACAACCAACCAGTTATTGCGTCATCGTCTGTGAATTCATTTAATTATAAAGAGACGTTTAATCATATTCCCGTTTCTGATGCATTCGAAGTGCTTGGAGGATATGTGTTTTCAGGCGCAAAATGCCCCAATCCAGGCGACCCCTTTATCATTCATATGCGTATCATGTCGCGTAATATTACAATGTATGACAACCTCGCAAAAATAATCTCTCAGAGTAAAACCATTGCAAGGAACTTACTCGGTCCAAAGTATGGTCGCGAATACCAGTCTAAGGATTTAGGGAATGAAAATCTATCAGACTTAAAGGGTAAAATTATACTTATGGTTGATGGAACCAATCAAGTATATAGAAGCACAAAACTGTTTGAATTAATCAATATGAGTTCAAATACATTATTTCTATCAAAATATACGTATTTTGGTGTCAAGAATATCGGTGACCCACAGACATTCAAGGATGCAAATAAGAAAAACATGTGTCTAGTTCTTCCAGATAAGTCGGGACGTCCAGTAAATGAAGGGCATAATGGGCCCTATACGTGGGGTTGCCAGATTGCAGCAATGTGTTTTCAGGAAGAAGCACGCGACGAAAAGCTAAAAGCATATGAAGATAAGTTTGCGTCGGTGGGGTATGCATTTATTTTGAAACCAGAGGATTTACGTTATGTTCCGATTACGATTGCTCCACCGGCGCCTCCCAATCCAATTGCGTCGATGGAAGCACGTCCTACAGAAGCAGCTGGTGGTGTCAAAATCACGTTGTAATGGTACATTTTATAGTATCAATTCATCTATAAAATTATCTAATAATATGATAATTAAAGTATATCATATTATTTTAGGTGCATATAATGTCAAATTGTGAAATGAACGGCGGTGGTAGCAAATTCAAAGGGAGTGACGACGATAAATATGTATCATTTGAAGAAAAAGAACTCGATATCCTACGCGATGCGGTTGATTTGGTTGAAAAACGAAAAGGCGAAAAAATCATTCAAGACCCAAAAGTACAAGAGATAATATCCATCGTCGAGAAATTTATTGCAGAGAAGAGGCTTGTTTGTTATGGTGGAACTGCCATCAATAATATTTTGCCCGATGATGCGCAATTTTATAATAAGGACATTGAACTTCCAGATTATGATTTTTATTCGGATAACGCATTAGACTGCGCAAAAGAACTTGCAGACATTTATTACAAGGCAGGTTATGAAGATGTTGAAGCAAAATCTGGTGTTCATCATGGAACATACAAAGTATTTGTGAATTTTACAGGTATTGCAGATATTACACAAATGGAACCTGAATTATTTAAAGCAATCTCTCGAGATGCGATTATAAAAAAAAATATACGATATGCTCCTCCAGACTTTCTTCGTATGGCAATGTATCTCGAACTCTCGCGTCCTGACGGCGATGTATCACGATGGGAAAAAGTACAAAAACGCCTCACACTCTTGAATACGCATTATCCTCTCAAAGGTTATGATTGCGACAAAATAGAATTTCAGCGTGGATTTGACGGCGCAACTAAGTCAAATACCGGTGAAGTCAGTATTTCAAGAACAAGGTCGCGTTCGCGGTCTAAGTCTAATTCCAGGTCGAAATCTAGAACGAGTACTGTGAAAAGTGGCGGTTCAAAACGTGATGAACAAGATGACAATGACAGAAGTGCCAAATCACATAAACGTGATGCAATTCGACAAATAATGAATAAATACCATAGTATGGCTGAATATATGAAACGGTTGTATCATACTGTATCCTCTCATGAAGAGATACTTGGTGATTTCAAGTACTCTATTGAAGAAGACAAAGTAACACATCGTTATCGTTTGATTGCAACATACGAGAGATTATTTGGCAAGGATGATGAGTATGTGCTGTATTCAATGAAAGCGAGAGAAATAGATCCAGCAACATCACCGTATCCGACTAAATCTCGGTCTCGGTCTCGGTCTCGGTCTCGGTCTCGGTCTCGGTCGCGTAGTGAACCAAACGAACCCGAATACTCTATAAAAAAATCAAATATTTCATATCAAGGTCACCGAGAGAAGGAACTTGCCGAAACTGATATCTATAATATTGTACGTAACGTATTTATCGCCAATCGTGCCGTATTTTTTGGTGGATATGCTAATATTTTGTATTCGCGGTATATGCCTAGACACCAACGTCGCATTATTCGAGAGATACCTGATTTTGATATTCTCTCGGAAGACCCGCGAAAATTATGCGAAGAAGTTGTGCGCAAACTCATTGAGCATAAATATACCGGAGTAAAATATACAAAACACGCAGGTGTCGGAGAAGTCATTTCAGAACACTACGATATTCGAGTTGGAGATGAAGTTATTGCATTTTTATACAAGCCTCTCGCATGTCATAGTTACAATACAATACGAATTGATAACGAAATAATACGTATTGCTACAATCGATACAATGTTGAGTTTCTATCTGGCGTTTATTTATGCAGACCGCGTCTATTATGATATAAATCGTATTCTTTGTATGTCACAGTTTTTATTTGATGTACAGCAACATAACCGGTTAAAGCAGACCGGATTATTACGCCGGTTCAGTATTAATTGTTATGGAAAACAACCGACATTAGATACGATGAGGTACGAAAAGACTCGGAAATATGAAGAATTGAAAAGTAAACGTGGGTCGAGAGAATTTGAAGAGTGGTTCCTCAGGTATATTCCATACGAAAAAGCTGGTGCAGGGATGAAAGCGAAGGCGAAAAATGCGAAGAAGACCGTGAAGAAGTCACAGAAATAAGCAATGATTACCGTAACCCCTCGCCAAGCTTATTGAATATCTTCATAATAACAAAAAATGTTCCGGCAAACATCGCACTTGTAACGGTAAGTCCCATAATTTTTAAATTTCCGTCTTCGCCAAATAACGAAGGTAAAAAATGAAGTAACTGGGATCGAAAGACCGGCATCTGAAATATAAAGTAGAGAACACCTATAAGAACCGGCATTTGAAGGTCGTAGTATATTGCTTCAATCGTGTCAAGTTGGTTCGATTGTCGTACATTCGCGCGTGCAATACTTTCCATGGATGTATGTTCCTTGATGTAATCGCATCCACCTTCTCCATGTGTCGCCATCATTTGTGGCTGTGGTACATAATTAGGTCGAGCTTGGTCATCGTGAGTGAATGCATTCGGGTTCATTGGGATATCTCTTGTAGGTATCATTGTCATCCCGTTGGCACTAGCCCGTTGAACTCCTTGCATAACCTCATTCATTACATTTCCAGGAATTTGTGTAGGACCATGTGACGCCATCGCGTTATTATCAATATTGGGCGAATATATAAGAGGTGCACCACCACCTCCGCTGTAAGAACTACTAGGTGTTTGACTACTTAAAGGTAAATCATCGATGCTAGTTGTGTCGCTCATTAAAATACTAAATATGTATATAAAATAATGATATACATATGATAAGAACGAAGACCTGTAATTTTGACGCATGTTATCTTATTGCTAAATTTTTTTATTTTGAAAGTTTTACTTCTTTTTTTCCAGTCTCACATTTCACCACCTTCGTTTTATATTCATAACACTTGTCATCCAATTTATATGTATCTTTTTCTAAATCTCTAAGAGGCGGTGCGCGAAATGAAATGCATGACCTGTCCTTACATACCTTTCTAAAAAGGGAAGCAATTCCAAGACCAAGCACAATAGATATAATAATACGTCCCGTTTCGGTGTGAAGCAGACGTTGAAACCCCATTCTATTCTAATATATAGAGATGATATAATTCGTAAACCATCAACTATTCCATTATTGGATTAAATGGTCTGGTTCCGCCACCGTTGCCTCCAAATGATGCTGGGAAAGGCCTGGCGCCATTTGGAGCAGGTGTCATCAGTTTTGATACAGGCGCAGTCGTTGTAACACGAAAAACATCTATTTTTTTACAAATAGTTGGTTGATTATTGGTAGAAACACAAATACATGCAGCAGAAGTGGTCATTCAAAGGACAGTTATACAACAACGTTAGATATATTTTTAACTTTGTTTCTATACAACTACTGGACCGGTATCTTTTTTATTTGCCCCTTGGCCTTCGAGCAGCTCACTTCCTTTGCATTGAATGAAACACAATTTTCGGCATTGTCTTTAAATTGAAAATTACGAATATTGTCGGGGGTAGGATACACGTAAATAATCTTAGGGTTTGGTACAGAAATATATACATAAAATAGCCCAATGGAAAGGCTTACAATAAATATAGGAAGAGAAATATGGTCAAATATGTTTAACATAGGTTGAATGTGTATGTGCTATATTATAACGCGATATTAATCCATTATAGGGCTAATATTTATCTTGATTTATAGTCCCTCAAAAAGCTTGGCTTTTTCCGCTGCCAATTCAGCAGCCTTACCTTTATACCATGTGGATGATGGGTCAGGTTGATGGACAAATGTTTGCTCAAGGCGGTGTGAACCAACGACCGGACCGATAGGTCCTACTGGCTTACTCACTATTCGATTATCTGCAATCCACTTCGGCATAATTACCGGCATATACATTTCATGATAACTATATTGTTTCTGTGAAAGATTAAATTCGCCGTCATTATACATTTGAACAAGTGTGCCGTCTGAGTTTTCTGTAGTCTCAATTTGTGAATATACATACTTTGTCTCTCGTAACTTTATAAACGAAGGCTCGATATCTTGCTGATAAAGCACAAGTATGTCATCAATAATACTCTTATTTTTCCATTCAGAATCGCGAAATTCAGTCATATATTCCTTAATTTGCGCAATTTTCTCAGAAATTACGCGAGTATGGATGTCGGTATCTTTGCGGCGGTCGTCATTGTCGGTTACACTCAAGTAATATGTCCGAAACTCGGAATACATTTTCAGTTGCTCTTGTAATTTATGCTGTACTCCATCAAATTTATCTAGAAGTTCATCTTCATTTATGAAGCCAAACAAAAGGTCCAATTTCATTCGAATAATTTCGTCCTTGGTAGAGCGTACCTCTTCAAGTGATTCGTTCATTAATGTTTCTAAACTTATGTATTTTCCGCGGTTAACTTCAATATGAAAACCACATGGTTGAGATATATTTCCACATATTGCTTTCAATTGTCCATCTGTCTCGGTGAAAATAGAGCCACCTTCTTGTTTACACACAATACACGAAGGTTTAATCATTGATAAACGTCTGGTTTTTTGTTGTGCTGACAGCATTTTCCAGTTCAAAACGGGGTCATTTATTAAGCGCTGCCTGCGTTTTTCAAGTGCAGAATTATATTTATCTTTAAACGAATAATATCCATGAATTGCATCATTAATTTTAACGCGTTCTTCTTCGGGTATAAGTTGATACGGATAAATCATACCTCGAAATTCGTTGGGGTCGGCTGCACGTTGAAGATGTTTTTTAAGGGCATCTTCCTGTTTCTTTGTCACTTCAAATAGAACACGTGTTGCTTTTTTAAGATTGTTGCGGGTATCTTGTGCGCGTTTTTGTTCAGCGATGCGAGATGCTGCAGTGCTACCTCCATCACTTACTTTGGTACCTCCATACTGCTGCTGTGTCAAAGAACGTTCTTGAATTGCTGCATGTAAATCTTGATATATTGATGATGTCTGCATTTTGATATACTACTACTATACACATAGATAAATCTCTAGTTACATCATACGCTTATTACTTCTGATATTTATGCTACGCTATGCATAATTACGTTTCCAATAATCTTCATCAGGGCTCTTCCATAATGGCAAATTCGTAAGCATACCCATTCCATTCCCCGCTGGATGAATTCGACAATCCATCGGTATTCCTTTACTTTGTGCATAGTGGGTGGCATTTACCATTTTTAGTTTCGAGAGAATATAATCTTGTTGTTGGCGTTTCTTTGTTTCGACCTCTTCTTGTGTTGGTTTGCCTTTATAGCGAAGGTATAAAAATATTCCTAAACAGATAAAAAATGCAACACCTGCCGTGAAATTGAAGGTTTGCGTGTGATAGTATTCCTTTACTTTGTGACACTGCTCGAGAGATTTACTCAAAAAATATCGTACACCCGGCTCGATGAGTGTCGGAGCTTGTGCATGTTCGCTCATCTAGTTCTAAATTTACAGTGAATAATAAGTAACTAATATAAAGAGAAAAAATAACGACACAATGAAAACGCAACAAACGCACCGAGACGTGATAAACAATACAATATAATCCTGGTATAGTGTAATACAGGTTACTCTAGATTATTTTCATGGTCGAATTAAGTTCAACTGTTGCAATTGTCTATTTCTTGGCTGTTTTCAGCGGATATTCTTATTACAAATATACCAAAAATGGTATTTTAAGTGGAGGAATAACATTCCTATTTTTTCTTGTATTGATAACCGGAGAATATTTCATTAATCTCGCAATGTCAAAGGATATTTGCGGGTTTGACCAAGAAAAAACTGCATTAATTGCAACCCTATTACCATGGTTTCTTGTATTAGGTGTATTGAAAGCCGCGTTAATCGTATTTCCAGGTTGGATTACACCATTTAGTAACACATTCGGATATATCTTTGTTTCCACTGTTACAGATTTAAAAGATGTATTTAACAATATTTTAACACCACAATTTGATTTAGCGCCAGATGCGCAAAAAGGTCAAAATTTAGGTCAAATCGGTGGTTCGGGCGGTATATTACAAGATATTGCAGACATCCCACAAGATGAAATAAAGAATAAACGTGATATCGGGCGGGCTTTAGAACAAATTTATACTGACCAGTCTATTCTTCTCAATGAACTTACACTTGATAATCTTGACCGTTTCTGGGATAGTTTTAAGGAGTCGCGCCTCATTCGCCTCTCTGCAAAGGTAGATGACCTCGAAAAAATCCGCTCATTTTTAATGATGAAGACAATTGTCGGTGAGTTTATTTGGTTAGTATTATGCGGTATGTTGGCGGTTAGTATCAGTTATAATTATTTACTGAATATCGGTTGTTCTTTTACGCCTGAACAGCAAAAGATACGGGCACAAATACTTAAAGAAAAACAGGACGATGCGAAGAAGAAGGCGGATGCAGAGAAGAATAAAGTACTTACAATTACAAGTTAATATTGAGGCCACAAGTTTGGAATTGTGTTTATATAGAATACGTATATTCAGTATAAGCGTTAATGGTAATACAAACTAATATAATATATGAATTGAGTATGATGTAATATTAAATAAAGACACGCACTACAGGCCGTGATATATAATAAACTATTAAATAGGAGAGAATACCTAGTATGATTGCAACCAGCCAAATCGGAAATACTGTTTTACTAGAATAGCCAATGCCAAATTCACGTAGACTACCATCTTCGTTATAAATAAAGGACGGGTTCATGTATTGAACAAGCATAAATACGATAACATATAACAATATGGCCGAGCCTGCTAAATTATTTCGTATCATATTTTTTATTGCATTCATCGTGCTTTTTATATTGTACTATTACTAGTATATTACAATATTACTTTTTATCGTATTTTAATGTAATTAAACTATATAAAATATTCTAATGAAGACAATACAGATACAACGCTCGATGTTAGCTGTTTTATTTTTATGTCTAGGTATGATACCTCATAATTCTCTTCTACTAACCGACGCTGCCAGAATTTGCCGGTCTACTTCTATCCCATTCCATACATGGGTGCAAATGGACTTTTCTTGCACACAAGCTACCAATTGTGGTGCTAGATTGCCATTTACACAATGGAGAGATATTGGGTATGAGAATGCAAGAGGGGGTAGTTTGAGAGACGAATCGATGAACCCCGGTGGTGTTTATAGATGTAGTTCGTGGTTTGTCGGAGAGTTACAAGGTAAAATTGCACAAGCGGCTTCTGCACAACAAGAACGTTCCGCTATCGCTGCATTAGTAAATGCGGGCTGGAATACTGCTCAATATGGTCTCATATCCGGTGGAATGACATCAATTACTTGTAATCCGACTACATGGTCTTGGCTACCTCGAAATGGTCGTAATAACGTTTGTTGGACATTTACTTGTGCTTATTCTACTTATCTATATCAAGTACTCGGCGTACGTCCAAGGGCAGATGATATATATGAATTGAGAATTCGAAATCAAGCAGAAATTCCACGCGAATGGACATGCAAACCAGAGCAATACGGCACGGCTGACGGTTGTCAGTGTAATTGTGGTGCATTTGACCCAGATTGCAATTCATTTGAGGCAGTAACCATTGATTGTCCTAATCATGATGATATCTGTATTCCTGGACTACAGAATGAACCGATATGTGCGTTGAGACACCAAGTTATTAGCGAACGTAAGTTACTACAAATTCAGTCCGGAGTAGAAGTTCATCATCCGCAATTTTATTTCTCGAATGATACGGATATCGATGGTGCGCCCTGGGGCAATTATAGCAATACATATACCCGAAGCATTATACCCACAACATGGAGATGCAATCCTCTTTTTTATGGTTCAAAAGATGGATGTGATTGCGAATGCGGAGCGTGGGACCCCGATTGTGACGCCAATGCGGGCGCGGCCGCTTCAAAACAAAGAGTATTCAATTGCGACACCACTAATACGGAGGTTCAATGTGTTATGTCCAAAACTACGACTACACCATCGGAACCGGTTTGTTTGTATGACCGTATGGCTGCTACTGCCGCGATTGACGCAGGATACCCTTATCCGGACACTTCAAGCACGCAGGTTTCTACGACATCAATTATCGCAGCGTCTGTCGGTTCCACGATTGGAGCCATCGTTATTGTAATTGTCATAACATATTTGATCCGACATAAGAGACGCGTCGCACGGCGACGACAATTGGTGCTTTTACAATCATTATAATCTTTTATTCTTCGTCTTCGTCTTCGTCTTCGTCTTCGTCGTCAGCCTTCTTTGACTTCTTTTTCTTGTCTGCTTTTTTATTCTTATTCTTCTTCTTCTTCGGTTTCTCTTCTTCGTCGTCGTTTGCGTCAGCATCATCACCCCCGCTGCCATTTGCCTTTTGTATCTGTTTCCAAATAGAAAGCCACTGTGAGCATAGACACACCAAATACTGAGATAATTTTAAAACACCCTTGTCATCTACGCCAGCGGTTTTATATTCTTTTTTCAAAAACGCATGGTTCTTTTTCAGAAGTGATAAATATTCGTTTCCCCCTTTAATTCCATTTGCCACTTTATCTTTTATTTTTGTGATAGATTCGTCTATTTTTTCATCTTTTTTGAATGCTTCATATACTTCGACAGAATTACCTAAAAATATAAATATATTTTCTTGGCTAGCTTTATTTTCTTCTATTTTACGTGCTTCGGTCTTAAATGTTATATTATTTGTAACAGTTGAAAAATTATCTTTTGCGTTATCTTTTGATGGTTTATTGCCCATATAATCTTCGAACGGCCAGTATTTATCGGCAACTTTTTGTATATTTTTCATCGCATTCGTAATACTACCTTTCATTTTACTCTTGTCAATCTTTGGCGATGTGAATCCCAACTTCGCGCATTCTTTATTACCACCTCCCATCCCTTCTCTCGCCACTGCGCCCGAGAAAAGCGTCCCAGCGACCACCACCACGAA